GTAATTATTTAGACACTTTTTTCTTGCGTCCAGGCTTACGCTCTGCATGATAACGCCAAGCATCTTCAAGGATTCCATAAAGATATTTCTCTAGTTTCCTTGCCCTAGGTTTACCCAGGTATCCATATGCTTCACGGATGGTCTTGTCCCCTCCTTTAAGGTATGCTCTCAACTCTTCTACAACAGAAGAAATATTTGCAGCAGAGGAGGATTCAATAAATTCATTCGTCTCACGACGAGTCCACTTACCGAGTTTCAAGTAGTCATACATTCTGAAGAGGTATCGATCATTGACCATCGCTTCATCGATAGCACGATCAACGATCTCATACAGCTCAGTTAGTGAAGTGTCTTTCATCAAAGAAGTTGTTGCTCACGCAGGTATTTAACAGTCTCGGTGCATCCACCCATCTTCCGACCACCAATGATGACCTGAGGGAAGGTAGAGTTTTGACCAAACTCAGCATAGAATTGCTCTCTGGTGAAGTTGGTCCCGAGGACGTATTCACTATAACTCCATCCCTTTGATTTGTAAACCTCTTTAATTTTTGTGCAGAAGGGACAACCAGGACGAGAATAGATTGCTGTTGATCTTGGTGCGCTTGCCATAGTAATAAAAAGTAGAGAGAAAAAAAGGGATCCCGAAGGATCCCAAAGCATCAGATTCCGCTTCTGAATTATATAGGTGATCAGAAGGAATACTTCAGACCTGCCTTAGCACCGTAACCACGGTCCACACCAGACTCACCGCTGCCGACGAAGGAGACTTCACCATAAGCACCGAGAGCATCGGTCAGCGAAACGCCAACACCTGCCTTACCAGAGGGAACCCACTTGGATTCGCCACCATCAGGAAGAAGGACGGTAGCACCGACCTGAGCGTAGTACGAAGCATCTTCACCCAGAGGACCTTCGTAGCCAATGTGGTTGTCGATAGCGGTGCCGCCATAGTTGGAGCCCGTCCAACCAGAGTTTGCCTCTACGTTGACGTAGGGACCTGCAAGGGCAGCAGCAGGAGCGAAAGCGAGAGCAGCAGCGGCTGCGAATGCGGTTTTGATCATTGTTGTTTTACCTTTAGAGTTACTTGCGGAATGGTTACCCGCAGATGGAGGATCGGTTTGTCCCGATCGCTTATGTATTGTAGCATAGATCCGAGTAGTTGAGGGATCTCTTGTGTTACAAATCGTAAACCATGTTACGACTCAGTATATATAATACCACAAAGTCGAAACGTGTCAACCTTGTGACAGTTGCTGGAAGTCTTTCTCGAAGATAGCGAGACCAGCATCCGTGAGGACGTGATCATACATCTTGTCGAAGACCTGCGGTGGCAACGTGACTACGTTAGCACCATACAGCAGGCAGCGGGACACATGGTGGACATCTCGCAAACTGGCTGCGAGCACTTGGGTTTCCACACCGTGAGCACGATACAGTCCGCCAATGGCACGGACCAGCTCAACACCACTGAAAGAATTATCATTCATCCGTCCTACGAAAGGAGAGATGTAAGTGGCACCTGCCTTTGCTGCCATTACTGCTTGAGCAGCAGAGAAGCAGAGGGTAACGTTAGTCTTAATACCTCCCAGGGCAAGGTCTCGACATGCGATGAGACCATCCTTAGTGAGAGGAAGTTTGATTGTAATTGATGGATCGATATTGAGAAACTGATTAGCATTCTCAAGCATCTGAGAGTAATGCTCTCCATCAACCTCTGCAGAGATGCTTTCAAAAGCAAAGTCTCGTGCAAGAGTCTTAATGAATTCAAGATAATCTACACCTGCCTTTCGGACCAGGGTAGGGTTAGTAGTGACTCCATCTACCAGACCCGTAGCATAACGCTCGGCAATGGCATTGTAGTCTGCGGTGTCCAGGAAAATCTTCATTGTAATGTTAGGTGTGGACCACGGAGAGGGTGGGATTCGAACCCACGGATGCTTTCACATCGCTGGTTTTCAAGACCAGAGCCATCAACCACTCGACCACCTCTCCTTAAGGAGTCCGTGCCTCCATCTTAACGAATGCTTCCTCCATATTATAATGGAGTTTATAATTTTCTGTCAAGACATAGTATCCAATGATGTTGTTTCCATCACAGGACCAACCATATGCCTTGACAGTTTCTTCTAGACCGTCAATCCTGAGTTTCTTTTGGCCCTTCAGATACTCCAGGTATCTCTGGTCCAGATTGATCATTTGCTTCTCCCGAATCTTTAGATAGCATATCACGGATTGCAGACATATCTGCTTCCGTAAGATTATCTATAGAATCTCCTTCGGTTTCTCGGGGATCCTCAAGATTCTTAACATCCTGTGTCAACCCTTCCAGGTCTTCAATCAGTTGTTGATCAGGACGCCATGCCGCACCCTTAGGTTGATAGTCAAGATTCTTGATGGTAGCAACGTTGCTACTCCAATACCTTTTCATCTTCTTCATCATCTTGGCACGACCTTTAGGGTCATCCTTATATTGCTCGATGACCTTACGGAGCATCCGCAACTCACGAGTGGACTTCTCCAGGGATCTCTCCGCTGCAGAGTCACTCTTCTTTCCAAAACCTGCCATACTTAGCTCGCTTGTGTAATGATAATTCTAAACTTTAGTCTATCACGATTTCTGTCAGAGCAGAAATACCAGACGGGTGAGTTTGTGTTGTGAGACTCTTGGTATATAGCCTCCTTAGCAACCCGCCTTGCCATCTTATCATCCTCATACCATCCAACAAGTTTCTTCTTAGGAAGACTAAAGTTGTTTTGGTAGTCAGGATAGTAAGGAGTTGCTGAGGTATTCTCATCATCCTCACGACGATTAGGTGGCCATTGCAAATCAAATGCCATTCCTTCCTGATAACCTTCACCAGCATAGATCACCTGAATAACATTGATGACTGCCTGCCAGTAGTACCTAGTCCTACTTGTTTGTCCTGTTGGGACTCTGGATGGGTAGAAAGTAATACCAACCCTAATCTTAGCAGCAACACTAACGTTTCCTGCACCCTCTAATGCATCACCATCTAAGACATAATCGTGGATGAATGTGCAAGGTGCATAGTAATCTTGAATACTAGGACCGTTAGTCCACTGAGTGCTGATAACATTCTCATACCCTGATCCTCTAGATGCAATACCTACCTCATACCAGGGTTGATATGTCTTGGCAAATGCTGTAGGTGCTAGATCCTTGATTTCTCCTGCGCCAATAAGATCGAGACCATCGAATCTAGTGACTAGAAAACTCTCAAGAAGATTATTATAGCACCCAGTTAGTTTCCTGTAAAGGTGTGTGGGTTTTTCATATTGCTCATACTCAGTGATTGCCTCTGGAATATATCCTGTGTCGATATATCCACCAGGGATATTGGGCATAAATCTATTATTCTCTGACCTAATATGCCCTCCAAACTGCTCTGGAGTTGCTTGAAGTGTCCCATGCATAGAGACAATAGATCCACCTGTATAAACCTGAGTGTATCTTCCCACACTCTGTTGCTCACTATTAACATGCCAGGAGTCTGATGCCTTTGATCCCGCTTGATACTTGCTAGCGTTATAAGGTTTGAATTGCATACCAAATGACTGGATAGCACCCACATTGCCTTGGATAGGATTAGTCCATCCAGATCCACCAGCATATGACATGATGTTATCATCTGACATCACAGCAGACATGTTGATAGCAAAGGAAGAATCAAATACACCTTTGTCTAAATCATACAAGGCAATGTGTGGTGATACTGTGCCTGTTTGTGGTCCAGTAATCAACTCAAGGAATTCAAATGTGAATGTGTCCCCTATGTTTAAGGAAATATCTGCATCGTAAATATCTTTACCGATTGCTGGCCATCTCTCTGCGGTCTAGGTGCCCGTGTAGATAGTGCTGCCATTCTTTTTGAATCTGAATCTAAACTTCATACAGGATGCCAGGGTGCCACCTGTGATACCACCCATAGAGACAATCCTATAGTTGCCTGATCCCTTCACAGCGACCGTCTGATTGTCGTTGAGACGGGCACTATATCCACCTGTGCATCTCTTACACTCGTGGTCATTAAGGAAGTCTACAGAGACTGTTGCAGGGGTATCTCCACCACAACCTGTCCTAGAAATAGTCACATCCTTGAATGAAGTTTCAACAATTCTACTTTCACATCCAGCAGGAGTGAGTGATCTGTAGATAGGAGGTGGCACATTATCTTCATACACATAGCATTGGATACCTTCTAGGTGGTAACCATTACTCTGCCACTGTACCTTGTGCCAGAATTTCAAGTCATCATAATCATCATCCCCATTCATGAGGTCTTCCCACATCTGTTTGTTTCTACCATGCCACTTAGTTTGATCCTTGTCATTAGGATTCCACCTGTGGTCAGAGAATAAACAGTAGTTACTTTCTGCAGTGCTGATACCATTGCCACGGAAACCATCACCTTGACTAGAGAAGGTAATTGTCTGCCCTCTACTAAGACTCTGTTGCCCAGCACCATCGGGGATAAGGAAGAATCCCATGCTACCACCTTGGTATGCATTCAACTGTGCCGCTGTGATGGTAACACGATTGATGTCAGATCCTGACTGTGCTGATGGCACAATCACATACCCAACCTGAGGACCATTCTCGTTTGCAAGATAATATCCCAGAGCATTATCGTAACCAGCAGATCCTTTCTCAGTGTCAGTGGTGACCAGAAGATTGGCATTGATCTCACCCTTAGGAATCCTGTAAGCATTCAGTTTCTTATATGTCTGAGGGAATTCCTGTAGGAATTCGGGGTCAATGGTATACATATGATCGCTACCATTGTAGAAGCGATACAAGGCATTGGCCTGCTCGTCGTCTGCCATCCAAGAAATCATATCAGACCCAGAGACAAACACATGTCCAAGTAGAGCTGAGAAATTCATCCCAGCAGCATTCATTGTGGGTCTCTCACCCTGTCCAGGAGAGTCAGGAAGACCTGGGTTGGTGGTCATGAAACCATCACCCGAAGAGTTGGTGTAATAGTAGAGACCTGTAGTTACATCCCTATCTCCTGACTTCAGAGGGTCTTTAAGGACCCAGAATGCTGGGTCACCACTGCCGACTGTGCTGTAGGTGTGCTTGCCACCACTCTTGGTTTCATAGATCGGGACTCTGGGT